GCGATATGAATTTAACGAATACGAAGATGGCGGGCTTCGGGTTGCCACTGGTATAACAGACCAGGAAGTGCCGATGGGCACCGTGACATTGGGGAAGTTTGTCTACATGAAGACGTCGCAGGACATCACGGTGAAATTTAATGGCATTGGAAGCACGGGGATTCTGTTACAGGCTGGAAAGCTGCTGATGGCGTTTATTGATTTTACGTCGGTGCATGTATCGAATGCAAGCGGTAGCGAGGCAAAGGTACAGAGATTTTTTGCTGGAGACCCTACGTAATGGATGATGGCTTGATAAGGGCGACGATAGACACTCTGGATGAATTTCTACTGGACGTTTACGATGTGCATGGTCTGTTATTGGACAGCGTGAAGGTAGACACGCCAGACGATAAGGAATGGTTTCGAGAAGAAAATCTATATGCGGCGGCGATACAGCGGGATTTAGAAATTGCAGCGACGAAGGCGACTAATCGATCCGTAATGTACCTGAATGCGACCGGTGCTGACATGCAGGTCTCAAGGGCAATAGCGCGGCTGGAGAATATTCTGAAGATGGAGATGGGGATGGAATTAGACCGTGCCATGAAAACCCATGTCAGAATATACGTCAAAAAGTTGTTCAGGAGGGGGCAGAAGCGGATATCGGTAAAGCCGGTTTTGGGTGTTCCCGAACGTCGGGCTATTCGCTTCCTTGAAAGGACGGACAATTTCTACGTTGGTAAGGTATTCCCCGAATACCGCGAAGAGATCACGAAGCATATCCGTGACCTGTTGCTTGAGAGTGGTCTTGGTCCACGTGAAGTAGCGAAGGAAATCCAGCGCACATTGGCTCCGAAGATTATGGAAAAATTCCAGCGTTATGATAACGTTGTCAGGACGTCGGCGAATCGGTGCAGGAATTGGGGGAGCGTATATTCATTGCAGGAGTTGGGGGTGATATATTTTCAGGTGGTGACTGTAGCGGATGAGCGTCGGTCGGACATCTGCGCTGCAATGGATGGTCATATTTTCAGTGTGCAGAGGGCGTATGACAAGATCCAGCGGATAGTAGCGTCAGATGAGGTGGATTTGCCGAAGCAAAGTCCGTTTATGACGCCGAACTTGGCGAAGGATTTGTCAGAGGGTAGGGTGTCAGCTGAGGAATTGCAAGCGGAATACGGTATAGATGCACCGCCGTATCATGGCAGATGTCGGTCATCGATGCAGATGTGGAGCGAGACAGGGCGCACAGTGACATAGATGAACTGATATCCCACATGTGGGATAAGTGATTGGACAAAAATAGGAGCTAAGAGGCGAATGCCATACGACATTAATAATTTCCCGAAATATCTGAACAAATTGCCGGTAGGGGCACGGAATTTGTTTATACGGGTTTATAACGAGGTATATGGAAACACTAAGGACGATAATCAAGCCAGGATAGCTGCATGGAGTGCGGTCAAGAGCAAATATAAAAAGGTTGGTGACCGATGGGTTCCGAAAGTGAAAGGCGAGAAGGGGTACTGCGATCTGGAATCACTGTTTTTGACAGCAAGCCTCAAGGTGGTAGACGAAGAAAAGCGCTTGGTGTCTGGCTATGCGACGACGGCACGGAGGGATAACAGTGAGTATCAAGAGATCGTAGAGCAGGATGCGATAAGTGAGGCATTGCCGGAATACGGGAGTGTGGCAAATTTACGGGAAATGCACAATCCAGGGCTGGGTGGTGTCGGTGTTGTGAAGTCGATGGTTATGGATCATAAGGGTCTTTGGATTCTGGCGAAGATTGTCGATGATGTGGTGTGGAATAAAATCAAGGAGGGCGTCTACAAGTTTTTCTCAATCGGATTTTATCGTTTGAAGGACGAACTGATAGATGGGATAAATCATATAAAGCGGCTGCGGTTGTTTGAAATATCGGTTGTAGATGTCGGTGCCAATCCAGACGCCGGATTCTACGTCTTCAAGAATCTCGACTTGGATTCCGAGGAGGATATCATGGCGAAAGGCAGAGACAAAATCAGGCTAAAAACTTTTATGCTGACTACGGAACAGCGAGAGGCGCTGTCTGACGAATGTTTTGCGCTACCGGAAAAGCGGCTGTATCCATTTACCGATGCGGATGGCAAAGTGAATGCGGAGGCAATTGAGACAATGGTGAATATGCTGAACAACCCGCATGGCGTGGATGGTATTACGGAAAAGGAACGTAAGCTGGCATATGGTGTTTTGACGGAGAAGTGGAATGAGCTGGGTGGCGACACAGAGATTTTTCCTCTGTTGTCTGTTGATGATATGGAACTATGGGTGAAAACAATGGAGGATGAGTCTGGGCGAAAGGAACGGGGCAGGGAACAGAATGTCGAAGACACTGGTACGATAGTGGAGAAACTGATCGCATCCGTCATGCGGAAATTGGGATTCGCCGCCAAGAATGGCGAAGTCGATGGTTCACCTCCAGTGCCAATACAAACAGCCACGAACACGGGCATGGAGGAGCTTGCGCTGGACGAGAAAGTTGGGCGGGTATTGCGAGCATCCCTGGTGACAGACCTCGAGAAAGCCTACGGTGTGATCGGAGAAATCTTGTCAATTGTGAAAGGGGGCAATGACGATAACGTAAATGACAAAACATCCCAAAATCAAAATAACGAAAGAACGGAGGAATCGATGCAAACAATGACATTAAAATTCGTGGACGGCACGGAGCATAAATTTGAAGCCGTAGAGGGCTCCAGCGGAGATGCGCCTGTGTTTGAAGAAAAAGTCGTGGAAGCCACCGATCAAAAGCCGGCCGTGGCTGAACCCGATCCCGCCCGCGTGGAAAAAGAGTCGACGACAGACATCATGGCCGAAGTTAAGGGGATATTGGACGAGTCTTTGCAGCCCCTCAAAGACAAGTTGGAGAAGGCTGATGCCGTGGCGGTCGAGAAATCATTCAAGGACGTAATCGCATTGAAGAACATGTTGGATGAGTTCCAGAAACGACTTATTGCCATTGAGAAAATTGAAGGCATGAGCAGACAGCCGTTGGCTGGTGGTGGCGACGGTGATGGAAAAACGACGGTAGATGCTGATTCTGGGAGGAGAACTAACGGGTTCTGGCGAACAAATTAAATCAGCCGTTTCGGGTTAGGAGAGGATTGAGATAAGCGAGTTGTGAATTGGTAAACGAAAACGATGTGAATGGAGGAAATTACGATGGAAAACGAATTGGTGTTGAAGGGTCTTATTAGTCCCGACACTTTTGACGCGGGCGGACTGTTGTCGCCAGAGCAAGGGACGGTGTTTTACGACTATTGCATCGATGAGACGCTCCTGTTAAAAGAAGTCACGAACATCAAGATGACGAGGGCGGAGCGACAGCTTGATACGTTGGCTATTGCGTCGCGAATCTTGCGGAAAGGCGTGGTGGCTCAGGGTGTTTCGCCGACTGGGGTTACGCCGTCGAGACGGACACTGAACACCGTCAAAATGATGGTCAATGTGGAACTCGCATATGAGTCGCTGGATGTGACCATCGAGAAAGAAAACCTAATGGACCACATCATGCAGATGATTGGAATGCAGGTTGGTAACGACCTGGAGGACTTGGGTATCAATGGTGATCCAATGAGCGCAGATCCGTTTGTTAGTATCAACAAGGGATGGCTCAATATCCTGGTCAATGATGGTGGATCGGTCTACGACACTGGGGCGTCTGAAGATTACAGTGGCACGGTATTCAAGGGGATGCTGAATGCGCTCGGCAACAAATACCAAAAAGATTTGACGAAGCTACGGTTCTTGGTGCCGCCTCCTGTGTTCCGCGACTATTGGGATGAAATCGGTGGAGTATCCGCAAGTAAGGGTATCGAGATTAAGACCGGACTGTGGGTACCGACATACCATGGTATTCCGGTGCTCCCGATTGCGAGCATGCCTGGCACAGTCGGTAGTTTGGGTACAACGGCAATGCTGATGCTGTCAGATCCCAAGAATCTGGCATTTGGCATGAATATTCGGAACGTCATGCGCGAATCCGACCGTGATATTCGGAATCAGGTGATAATCTCCGTCGTCACAGTACATTGTGACTACGAAGTAATTAACCCTGAAGCCACCGTAGTGGCTTACGATGTCACGCCCTGATAGACGTGCCTGAGCAGGATTAATAGGCGAGTTAAAAAAGCGTGGAGTAGTTATGTACGAAATAACACTATTGCGCGGTGGACGCCGTATTTTCGGAGGTGAGACCAGGACATGGATTTTCACTGCGAATCAAACGACACTTGTTCCCACGACGGAAGGTGGTTTGATCGATAGCGTCAGGCGTCAGAATGTAACCGCAAAGGCTGGCGGGTACAAACCTATGTGGCAAATCGATAAGGATACTGACCAACAAGGGTTGCCCGCTAAATGGCAGTATAAACCGATGGTGGAAGTCCGGCACTTGGCGGTGCTATATGGTGTGGCAGGTGCTGCCGATGTGAGCTTGTTCCCAGATAAGGTCAGTTTAATCGCTGGGCTCAAGACGTTGATTGCTTCTGGCTTGTTGTCTGACCCAGATGATAAGTCGGAGCCGGTGCAGGATGAGACCATAGAGAAATTTCCTGAGGCAGCGGAAAGTGAGGCAGCCGACAAAGGGAAGGATGAGCCCGTAGAAAAGTTGGTCGGGTCTCGGAAGAGTGACAAATGGAAGAAGCCGCGTTACCAAAAGTAGAGCGTGAGCCGTGGGATTTGTATATAGTAGTCCAGTGCCGGCATGGAATCGCTTGGTACCGATGAATATGATGCGCAGGTATCTGGAAAGGTACAGAATTAGCGAGACGCAGGTTAGCGATACGAGTCTCAAGTATTTGACTGGATTGGCATCGATGACCATTTATAGGATCGTTCGGCAATTCTTCTCGAAGCAGACTCTTACGCTGTGCTATAATGGTGACAACACGACGAGGATTCCATTGCAATATCCGCTGGATTTATCTACAGTAGATGAATCCAATGTTATTGTCGAAATCTACGATGGCGATGAGGATGCATTCGTTGCGTTGGCGGCAACTCAATTTAAGATCACAGAATGTGAGCTCATTCGTGTGGACGAGACAGTGATGGCTGTGACGGCGTTTACGTCCGGCGACCAATACGCAGATATTATGCGCAACAAATTCCCGACTGGAGATAAAAACGTCAAAATCACAGCGGAGTTTGGGCGGTACATAGAGGTTCCGGCGGAAATAGAGAAAGCCTGCAAATTGTTGGTGTTGCGTGAAATCGATCCAGAGGCAGTGGATGATGGACGAGCCATCAATGTTAGTTCGGATGGGTTTAATGTGGCAAAGGAGAAGGATTTGCAAAAGCCGGCATTAACTGGGATATTGTCGGTGGACAGGATATTGATTCGCTATGCCTATAGAACTCCGGTTCCGAAGATACGATTTCTCGATGTGAGCGGTGGGCGAGAGCGGTCCACGGACATCAATGGATAGGACGATGACAGACAATCAGTTGACAGACATCTATCGGATAAAGCGTAGCGCCAAGAGGCACGAGTTTCGAGGCAAGATCGTTGGTAAAGACGCTTCGTATGAACAAGTCAATATCGGAAGGCTTGTCGGCAAGGTGCGTTACATGGAGAAGGGAACGGTTGTCACGATTGGATTAGGAAAAACCGACAAGACCAATGGTCATGTAACGTATTCGGTGACAAATTTAAATGGGGCTGGCTTGGATGTGACAACCGTGCTGCGGGGTATGCGCATAGAAATTGGGGGCATTATGTACCGAATAGTGCGTACGCTTCCGCTATCGTTTTTGTTCGGAAAGTATCGGCGGCTGCGTGTGTATTTTCAAGACATTCTGTCGAGGGATGCAAAGGTTCAGGAACCGACACGAACCGGCGGCAAGGTAGAGCATGAAGTCGTGATAACTGGATGGAATCGCTAACGATGATCGAGAAATTCGGTGATTGGGATAAAATGAGAGACATTGTTTATGGGTTTGCGGACCGCTTTGATCGGAACATCGAAAAAGTAATGAAAGTCACGGCGGAACGTGTGGCTGAGGTTATGCAGGCGGGGATTAAGCAGAACAGATTCGGATTCGTGCCGAATAAGGAAGCAACGCAAAAGCGGAAGGGGAGTTCGCTGCCATTGGTAGATACTGGCAGTATGGTGGACAGTATTCAGGGTATTGCGAAAGGCAAGGAAGCATTTGTTGGTATTACGAGGTCGGCGAAACGGCGAGAGTCGAAGCCCGGGGAACCGGAGTTAGTAAATCTTGCCGCCATACAGTTTTTTGGGTGCGAGAAGGTTGGCATTCCGAAGCGTGATCCAATTGCACCAACCCTGAAGGGATACAAGAAGACGTTTATACGCGACCTGGAGGATGCGGTACAGGCGACGTGTGATAACCGGAATTGGAAGCCCAGAGAGGCTATTAAGGCATGACGATTACGGCAGACAAGAACAAGATCGGCGTCAGGGAAAATTTCGTCGAACAAACGCTGTATGCGGTAGAGCGGGTTATCGTGACCGGTCTGAGGTTGGACGATAAACCAGTGCCATGCTTCAACGAGGGTGACGATCAGGATGTCGTCATTAATAGTATTCCGTGTTTCAAAATTCGACAGCCAAATGTGGTGTTGAATAGGGCGCGGATGTCACAAGACGCTTGTAGGGTGATACGGAAGGACACGGAGAATTATAGTGGCTATATCACGAGCAACAATATTCCCTACGACATAGAAGTGCAGATTGTATCGATCTGTGCTGATCCGGTACACGACAGTCTGTTTCTGGAATATATGATGCGTGTCATGCAGACGCATACTCATTTTGACGTATATTATGCGAATGAAAAGGTCGACAGGTTAGAGGTCATTTGGGGGGAGCCGTTTGTGAATCCCTTGCCACAGACATTTGAGAGGACATTTTTTTTGACGGTATGGGCTTGGTTTGAGTCCGGCGACCTTAGCAAAGTACCCCTGGTGTCAGATGTGGTATTGGTGGACACGAACAACAGAGAATTTAGTTTGGCAATGCTGCCAGAATAAGAAAGGAGAGCGTGATGACGGAGGTACAGTTTTATTATGTGCGCAATCTATCAACATCGAACATACCGTTGCGGCGTGCAAAGGGGCACAAGAAAGCGAATGAACGTATCATCTTGAGGCGTAGAGAACAGGCGGTATTTAAGGCGTCTGAATTGGATGTGGCACATATGGAAAGGCTACGGAAGGGCGGGTTAGTAGCCTATGGCGAACAAAAAGAAATGGCGAAGAACGAGAAGACAGAAAAGTAGATAGGTCGTTGTAAAATAGTGAAATAAGGAGATTGGTCATGCCAAAAGCGCCTGGTGTATATCATCAGAAAATATCCAGTGGGAACAAACCCATTGTGTCGATCTCGCCGTCCACGTTTGGAGTACTTGTGTATTCCGATTTTGGGGTGCCGAATACGCCCAAGACGATCACGAGTCTTGCTCAATATGAATTTTGGTTCGGCGGGAATCGTGCTGATTCATGGAGTTGGTGGGCAATCAAGAGCCTGATGGAATATGGAGGTTGCCGTTACGCTAAGGTGTCGCGGTTTATAGGAGCCAATAGCGTCAAAGCCACGAAGACGACGCTGATTGCTACTGGGAAGAATTTAATATTGACGCTCCGACATCCTGGTGTAGAAGGAAACAATATTAGCGTCAAGTTTGAAAAAATGGGCGGTGCGAACAGCGAACGCCTGGTCATGGATGTGTTTTACACGAAGAATGGTGTGATCCAACGGAAAGAGCGTATTTCCGACATCAATGCTGATCCGGCGGCTGATGATGATATCATCGGAAAAATTACGGCACAGTCGGAATGGCTGGATGCGTCATACGACGTCACTCCCACGAAGGTCGAAGTTCTGGCGTGGGTGACAAATGATGGTGTTACAGTCACCCTGGCTGGTGGTAGTGATGGTGACGCTTTCAACGAGACAACGATTATTCCGGCGTCCAACGATGGTACTGGCATCTATGCGTTTGACCTGCATACGGATATCAGAAACATCCTGGTTCCCGATGACATCAATGTGACTACGCCAAAAACCGTCCGCGATGGCGTAATTTCGTATTGCAATGCCAAGAAATATTTGTTTTATTTTATGTCGGCAGAATTGGGGAACACTCCCGATGAGGCGAAGGCGGAGAAGGAGGATTACGACTGCGAATATGCTGCTTATTACTGGCCGTGGATCAAAGTGTTTGATCCGTTTGCGAGGATCGAGAAATTAGTTCCGCCTGCGGGATTTGCGGGCGGCGCAGCCTGTATAGTTGATGGTGGCGAGGAGGGGGTACATAAGGCGCCGGCTAATATTGCTCTCAATGGTGCGCTTGGGGTGGAGTACGAGGTCACGGAGGCGGAACACGAAATGCTGAACAATGCCGGCGTGAATTGTACCATCAGGGACCGTGGTATCCGCATCATGGGCGGACGCACCACCAGTACTGATCCTGAGTGGCGATATATCCATATCGTGCGAACCTTCAATATGTTTTGGACGTCGATCATAGCGAATATGCGATGGGCGATTTTCGAGGTCAATGATTCGAAGCTGTGGGGTAGGATTCGACGCAACACAACCGCCTATTTCAAAAAGTTTGATCGGCGAGAAGTGCGTAATGGCGCCCTATGGAACAAAAACAATCCGGACGAAGATCCGTACTATGTGATTTGTGATGCTTCGACGAATATCGAAGACACCAGGGTAGTCTGCCGTTACGGGCTTTGCATTGTTGACACCGCTGAGGTGATTGAATTTGAGTCGTCCCTCTGGGATGGCGGCTGGTCAATGAATTTGGTCGAGTAGATGATGGTGTCCCACATGTGGGACGATTGCGAACAACGATTCTGCGAAATAGGAGAAAATCATGGCAGACATTAGTAGAGGACGAGCGGGTAGCGATCCCATGCTGGTTTCACGGTTTTGGCTGGAGGTGGATGGTATTCCCATTATCCTGTTTAAGGAGTTTAGCGGATTCAAGCGCAACTGGTCCGAGGTGCTATACCGTAATGGTAACGATTTGCCACGACATATGAAAATGAGGGGCATCGAGAAAATCGAGAACGTTACCATCGCGGAATTTGTGACTCCAGATCAGCATTATCTGGAGGAATGGTATCGGAAAGGTGATAAACGGGCGTTGTCTTTTGTCGAGGTAAATGGAGACAGGGAAGAAGTGGATCGGCACGACGGTTACATGGGATGTCCGATGAATTTGGATCTTGGCGGCGGCGATGCAATGAATGAGAGCGACGTGAGAACTCGCAGTGTGGAGATTTCCATTGAGGATTTCGGTCCGCCTCAAACAACGTCACAATAGAGAAGCCTAAAAATGCTTAGTTCGTTTATCAGACTGGATTTGCCGCAGAGACATTTCTTCGCGATCGAGATAGACGACATAATAGATACGGGTTTTATGGCGTGCAGTGGTCTACGAGGGCGGATCAACACGAGTGACCACAAACCATTAAATGCTGGCTCGGTTATGTCGTCTCTCATAATGGCGGAGGCAGACGCCGTTGTGCTTTCCAAGGCATATGAATTTAGCGAGTCACTTTGGAATTGGTGGATACAGTGTGTGAGGTGGCAACGTGGACAACCCACGTATAAACGGAACGTCAGTATTTTGCAACTGTATCCATTTCATGGCGTGCTGGTGGATATTCGCCGGTGGAATCTTTACAATGCATGGATACAGTCATACGAAACGGTAGAATTCGATTCCTCGATGCCAGGCGTCAGCGCAGATAGAGTCACCCTCAAATTTGATGGACTCCCGCACCTGGAGTACAGCATTGGACAACTTGGTTATGGCGACACTATGGCGGCATTGCAGTTCCTTGAAACAACAGTGGGAGTAATGGGAGCCATATTTTAAT